GCCGCCAGAGCCTTGCGTAAGCGTAATATCGCGTGACCCGGACAAGCCGTTTTGAATAAGCCAGAAAGCGGATACCGTATTCGGGGCAATAGTTACTGTTACTGTGCCGCCCAAATCTCCGCCATCAACAAACTTAATGGCGCGGTACATACCATCTTCAAGGTTACTGCCCGCCTGTGTAGGAGAGGCAGGACGTACCTGAAGCGTTTCTGTCGTGCTAGTTAGCGTAATCGCTTTATAACCGGCTAGACGATCAAAAATATCGAAATTATAATTAGCCGTAGTACCCCAAGTGCCCGACTGTTCACCAGTGGCTGGCTGCTCTATGGCAAAGTTGGTAGTAAATACACTTGGCATCTAAGTCTCCTATGCGGCAATATTAGTCCAGTTTGGCGTCTGTGACGGGGTCGTGTTAGTCCAATTTGGTGTTTGTGATGGACCGACGGGTCCCCAACTTGGCGTTTGACTCGGTATAATCTGACTCCAAATGAATACATTGCCTATTTGTCCAGCCGCAGATACCCCACTTAGGGCCACATTAGCATCCGCCGCTACCGTTACATTACCAAGATTTGCAGTTACTTGCAATCCTGTAACAGGGACATCGACTTTGACGCTAACGTCCACGGTGCCAAGCTGAGCAGTAGCGGCTATGCCGGTGACAGCAACATCGGCATTTGCTTTTACGGTTACGGCTTGGACAAACCCGTCATTTGTAAAGGTAGTAGAGCCATCCGCGCCATCAAAATGCAGTAAAGTAGGAGTATTGTCATCCGCAGTGTAAGCAGAGCTAGGCGGGGTAAAGCTGTTTCCATCATACCTGTCTACATTAGAAATGCGAAGTTCATCTAAATAACCCGCCCAATTATTTGAGCCGTTGAAATCTGAACCAATATGTATGTTTGCGGCAGTAGACGTTGTTCCAAAAAGCGTACTGTCTACTTTAACGCCATCTACAAAAACTGAGTAAGTATTACCGAAAGGATCACCTCTGGTAACAGCAATGTGAACCCAAGTATTTGCTGAAAACACGCCATTTACATTAAATAGCGTTCCGTTTGCTCGAACAACTAACAGATTATCTGTTGCTTGGCGAAGAGCTAACGCATTGTTAGATGTGGAATCCCTAGAGTCAAAGAACACCGCATCTTGTGTGCCACTAGCGGGTCTGACCCACATATCTATTGTAAATGGGTCGCCACTAAAATTGTATGTTTCTTGAGACTCTAAATAGTCACCAGAGCCATCTAAAAGTAAACTTGCTCCACCAAATTTCGACTGAGCCGTAGATATTTGAGCATCCCCAGACCCAGAGAAAGTAAGTGGGGCAGGGAACGCGGCTCTCGCAGATACGCCGGTTACACCAAAGTTGGCGTCCGCAGACACCGTTACAGAGCCTACGCCGCCTGTTGCAGAAAGGCCACTAGCTGGGACGTTAGCGTCACCTGTTACAGTGACAGAGCCCTCTGATACCGTTGCGGCAACGCCTGTAACCGCTACATCGGCATTCGCTTGGACTACAACGCTGCCAAGCCCCATTGTGCCCTGAAGGCCGGTAACCGGAGCATTTGCGTCCGCAGTTACCGTGACAGAGCCAACTTGACCGGTGCTAGAAACGCCTGTAACCGCCACATTGGCATCCGCCACGACGGTTACAGTGCCTAGTCCAGTGGTTCCCGCTTCCCCGGTTACAGCAACATTTGCATCAGCGGAGACTGTAACGCTGCCTACATTTCCTGTCGCCTGTAGCCCGGTTGTGGGTACATTGGCTTCCGCTACAACGCTAACACTACCTATGGCTCCGGTGGCTGAGACACCGGTAAGCTCAACGGGGATGGCTTCACCCCACGCTCCACTTGACCATGTACCCCGGCCCCAACCGGTAATGTTAGCCATAACGGACTCCGTTAGGCTATGCGGATGATAGCGTTAGAAGCGTCCGCAGTTGGGAACTGAACAGTGAAATCACCAGCAGTAGAGGTCTTGTCGCCGCCAAAATCCAGAACACAAACAGCATCTGTGGTGCCTGTGCCACCGCCAGTAGTTGTGTTGTAGATAATTGCGCCACGAGCCGTAATAGTGGCCGTAGTCCAAGTCTCATCGGCAAAATCAGTAAATGCTGTCGTACCGCTGGTAGTTGGGTTCACTTGTGTCAACTGCTGGCCAGCCGCTGTATAACCGGTTCCGGATACCTCATTAGTAGCCGAATAATCGGTTGTAGTAGCGTCCAGCGTAGCTGAGCTTGTGTATAGAGCCATATAGAAGGTATGACCCGTAGTACGGAAATCGTGCTGGCCCTCAAGCAGTTCCTGCTTGAAAGATGTGCACATTGCTTGAGTAATAGCCATGTTACAGTCTCCTTATTACGTCGGCTAGTTCAGGATGTCCTGCATCCTTTAGAGCGTTATATACCGTAGTTCTGTCACTACGGATAGCCTCTCTCATGTAAAAGGCCACTACCTTCTCAATGTGCTTTTTGAAAGCATTGGCCTGATCGCGGATGCCGGGATGCGCGGTATCCGAAACCGAAATAATCTTTGCGACACACCGCTCAGCCACCTCATCCGGCGTAAAACCACGGTTTTCCGTAGTATGCACCGTTACAAACGGCTCCTGTGGCATATCTAACTTAAAGCTAAACATTAAATTTTCTCCCGAATAACAAGGCCAGTACGGTATGCGTCCGTATCTTCAATAGCCTCACCATAGTTTTTAAGGCGTCCAATCGACTCTTGGAACTGCATCATGTAATTCTGGATAATGTCCTGTTCGCCCTTCATGTAAGTGTAGGCCTCGACTAGGGAGCCATACAGCATAGCAAGCGGCGCATTAACACTAAGCCACGTTGTGCCACCACCGGCACCGGCTGTCAGGCTGGCTGGGCGGTAGTAATAATGCAATTCCGCAGTCAACGCCGCGCTAGGGGTCGGGGCAATGATAAAATTAGATACGTCAAAATAGCCGTAATACCGAGGTGTACCCGTAGCTGTCGGGTCTGGATACGCAGTCTGCAAGAAATTTACGTCTTTGTAGTCTAAAAACACGTTGTCCCCGCCTGCGGTAATCACAGACAAGGAATACGGAGCTAAGAAATCAGACGGACAATTCAAAAACTTATTGCCGATAGTTAAACTACCGGTTTGATTGCGGCGGAAAAAGTTAAGCTGGACACTCTTGAAGATGCGCTCTTCCGCGCCACGGATGAAGATGTTCAGGTTGTTGACGAAAGTCGTCTCCTGATTTTCCGTATAATCTTTAATTGCATCCTGCAATTCAGTCAGAGTAAAGCTCATACTACCACCGTTACGCGGCCTACGGAGCCAATTAGCCTCGTATCCACGCCTCTATCTGGGAAACCGCCGCCGCCCACTGGTACAACCAGCGGCTCAATACGGTCAGGTCTCGCGTCCTTCAGGGCCTGTGCATCCACAACCTTGGGAAAAGGCTCTAATTGCGGATGTTTTGGCTCATATTCATCCTTGCCGACCAGTAATCCGTTCCATTCCCGACGCATATCCTTATACCGATACCGTAGTCCGGAGCGGTCAGAAATAGCATACGAGTCTTTTCCTGTGGCAAATCTGGCCATTTCTAAACACTAAAATACTCATATTGAGGGGTTACGTTGAAAGACGCACGATCCCGGTCTTCCGCCATTGCCCGCTCAAATTCTTCCTCATACATTGCCTTCAATAGCTGTGCTCGGTTAGGAGCCCGTTTAATTGAGATGTAATACGCCAACCCCGCCGCTAAACACGGATACAGACGGAAAGGCACTTCCATCGTATTTGTGTAATCGTCCGCGTCATCCATTCTGGTCAAAGCATCGTAATAAACTACATCCGTGCTATTATCCGGCACCGGCCAAAGTTTCAGTTCTGGCGTAATCTGTCGATCCAAGAAAAACTGCGTAGGACGCCCCTCAGTGGACTTAGTCGGAATAGATAGGTAACTATCCCGGCTAATACGCTCAAGCGCGTAGTCGGTGCCGCTACGGCGAACTACGACCGATAGAATATCAATGACATCCCCACTTAGCGTATAATTGCCTGTGCCAGAGGTCATTGCCTGTGTTCTTTGCGTAATTGTCCACTGATTGAGGCCGCGGTTAGCCCATTCCGCAAGCATCAAATTTAGCGAACGACGAGCGGTTTTAAGGTCGTAACCAGTACGAACCTCAAGCCCACAACGCTCAAATGCCTCTTCGACATAGTCGGCGACATCTAGCTCAAAATTTCTGCTTCCGGACGTTGCCATTTTACTTCTTCTTTACCATGCCGCCTGACCGCATTTTCTTTACCATGCCGCCGCCGCGCATCTTTTTAACCATACCACCGCCGCGCATCTTTTTGATTGCGCCGCCTTTTTTCATCTTACGTGGTTTCATCGCCATTTTTCAGTCTCCTATATAGCTCTGCGCGTTTGTGGAAGATTTCTTCTGCGTCATACTCTTCCAGATAGTTGTCATAATAGCCTTTTT